GCGGAACGGGTGCGACGTGAGCCCGGAGATCGCCGCAGCATGTCTGCGGCTCGTGGCCCACGAGGTCGAGGAGCGACGGACACACCGCGGGCACCCTCTCCGGTGGGTCGAGCTATGGCGCCCCGAGTGCCGGGTCTGCACCGATCCGACATGGCCACGGGCCGAAGACGGGCGGCTACTCAATCCAGGGGGGAAGCCGTGCGGACGGACCGGGCCACACGATGACGCGCCGCACCATGGCGTGGCGATGCAGCACATCGATGGGGACCTCCACCGGTGCCCGGCGTGTGGGGTCGAGGAGGAGCGCACGAGCCAGCGCGAGATGATCCGGCGGTTTCTGGAATCGTCCGCGCTGTATTTCGTGGCCCTCGGGGGCAACCGGTCGAGTAAATCGTGGAGCGGGTCAGTCTGCGGTGTGATGACGGCGATGGGGGCGGCCCATCCCGATGTGGTCGAGCTGCTCCGCCGCAACGGCCTCCAGCCCGGACGGCTACCGAAGGCGCCCGCGCTCGTGCTTGCCGGGTCGATCACAAACGACGACAGCCGCGACTACCTCCGCCCGATCTACGACAGCCTGCTACCCGATGATTGGCTGTGGTCGGCGCGCTTTGCGGCTCAGACCGCATCGACATGGCAGCCCGGATCGGGGGCGGGTCTCCCGGGCTCCGTGCTGTTCAAAACCACGAGCGGGGCCGATGCTTCGAAACGATGGCAGGGCACATCTACGCCCCTGGTGCACAACGACGAGGACCACGGCGACGTAGAGGTCCTACGCGAGCAAGCGCGGGCCGTAGCCGACCAGGGGGGCCGATGGCTGGGGACATTCACCCCGACCCGGGGAAAGTCGCCGCTGGTGGTCGATGTGCTCTTCAGGGACCCTCCCCGGGCCGCGGGCGAGGTCGAGGTCTACCGGCTCGACCCGGTGGACAACCCGATGATCGACGGCGACGCTATGGGGCGGTGGTTGGCGTCGATGACCGCCCGAGAGCGAGAGGTCAGGCGATACGCGCGGTTCGTCCAGCTCGATGGGCTCGTTCATCCGACATGGGATCCGGCCGTGCATGTCATCGCCGCGCTCGACCCGGCAGACATGGCAGACTGGCCGCGCGTCGACGGCCTCGACTACGGCTACCGCGCCCCGCTCGCATACATTTGGGGTGCCGTTGACCCTCGGGGAGTGCTCCACATCACCCGCGTGAGGTACGAGGCTCAGATCACCACGGACGCGCACATCTACGCCGTACACCGTGCGGAGGCGTGCGGGGACTGTTGGCCCGGGCCGGACGATTGGCCCGCGGATCGTTGGTGGGATCGGCGCTTCCGCCTCTCCGAGGGTTGCGCCACATGCGACGGCACCGGCCGCGCGTTGCCCGAGCCCTACGCCCGCGCCGCCGACCCGGCAGACGCCGACGCCCGCGCCCGATGGGCGGAGCTGGGGCTACCCACGGTCGCCGCGACAAAGGCACGCCGAGAGGGCTTCGCGGCGCTTGACCGCTTGCTTGAGGTCCGAGACGGGTCGCCGGGCATCGTGATCCACGACCACCCGAGCACCGCGCCGCTCCGCAAAGAGATCGAAGAGCTGGCGTGGAAAGACCATCGAGCGGGCGACCGGTCCCAGCTAACGGTGCACCGCGAGACCGAGGTCACGGGGGCGGATCACGCGTGGGACGCGCTCCGCTACCTCGTGATGGAGGCCCGGCGGCTCCGAATGCTGGAGGTTTTTTCGGTCGATCTGTGATCTTGCGGTTGCACGTTTTGTGCAATCCACTAAGAGAAGAGGGCGAGGCGGGGACGCCGCGCACACCCCACGGAGAAACGACATGACCACAGCAATCAAGATCAAGGCTACCGGCTACGCGGCATCCGAATTGGACATTCAAGCAGAGGACGAGCTGCCGGGATCCGATCGGTACCGGCTGCTCACACAATGGACCGGCAGCCATGTGATTGCATTTGACGCGGATCATGCGGAATCGCTGGCAGACATCGCGTGCGAATGGGCGAACAGCATTGATCGCGATGTTGAAAACGGATCCTTTGCAAACGGCGAGCACCGGCGCGAACAGATCAATATCTGCCGCGGCTTGTGGGGCCTCGCATCACGATTGCGGTATGCTGCCGCGTAGGCAGCCTCCCCGAGCCCCGCCCCGCGCGGGGCTTTGTCTGTCTGGCCTAACTATTTCCACAAAATGTGGAGAAAGTAGTAGCCAGATCAGGAACGCCAGAGCATACTATTTGTGTCGCCGGGGACGGCGGCGCTCACACACACGGAGAAACAAAATGACCATCGCAATCAACATCGCCGGCCTCGAAATCACCGCTACCGCTCAGAACGTGACCGCAGCGCAAGCCGCGGGCATCGAGTCCACGATTAACCGTGTTGCACGGTCCGCCGAAAAGAGCGCCATTAAGCGCGGTCTTGGCGTCCAGGGCGCAATCAAGCAGCACATCAACGCCGCGGTGGGATTCAACAACAAGGTGCACGGTGCAATCGTGGCGGTTTCCTACCGCAACGCGTGAGCCGCCCGCCCCGCCCCGCCGACCCGAGCCCCGCCCCGCGCGGGGCTCTCGCATTCTTGGGACATGAGCGGGGGCGCGTGATACCGTCAGAACATGAGCCCGACGCATACCCGCCCCGAATCGCTCCCGGTCCGCATCCTGCGGGCTTTGTCCGTGGTCACGGTCGATCCGCCGAAAGAGCAAACGGCATTCGTCGCCGGGTCTGACTTCGCCTCCGCGGAGGCCGTGCACACCGCGTATGACCCTCGCCGGGCCGCATCGGCGCTGGTGGCCAACCCGTGGTATTGGCGGGCCGTGGGCATCCGTGCGGCCTCGCTTGCGGCGCTCCCGTTGCAGGTCCAGCGCGAGACCGCGGACGGGTGGGAGGAGGTCGAGGGGCACCCGCTCGCCGGTCTGCTCTCCAGGCCCAACACCGCACAGACCGATCGGCAATTTCGCGTCCAGCTCGTCACCGACCTCCTCCCCGGGGGGAACGCCTACATCCTCCCGATCGGCGTCGGCACCGCGGGCACCGCTCCGGCCGCTCTCCTGCTCATGGAGCCCGCCCGGGTGACCATCACCCCAGGGCAGGACGGCGCGCCGCTCGCCTACGTCTACGACACACAAGGCGCGGTCAAGAGCTACCCGGCGGAGGTCGTGGGGCACATTCAAACGTCCAGCGCGGGCGGAGGTCTCCAGCGGCTCTACGGTACTGGCGAGGTCCAGCCGATGGATCGGGACCTTGCCGCCGACGTGGCCATGGCGGCACAGATGGCGCGCAAGTCCAGCCGCGGCCGGCCCGATGCGGCCTATGTGCCCCGAGACCCCAAGGCCACATGGGGCCGCCCCCAGGTCCGCGACATGCAGACGCAGATCGATCGCATCCTCACAGAGCAGACGGGCGGGGTTGCCGTCATGTCCGGCGCGGGTCAATTCGAGGCTCTGGATTGGACTATCGGAGACCTCGGGGGGATGGCCTCCCGGGAGTGGGCGCGCTCTGTCGTGGTCGCTGTGACCGGTGTTCCGCCTACGCTCCTCGGGTTGCAGAGCGCCAACTACGCCACGGCCGAAATGGAGCGCCGGTCATACATCGCCGACACCCTGACGCCATTGGCCGCGCTCCTCGATGACGCACTGACGGACATGGCCCGGGCTCTCGGGTTCGCCGACATCCGGATCCGTCACGTTCTGCCCGAGATGGAGGACGGCCGCACGGACCGCCTGCAACGGGTCGCGCTCCACATCGCACACGGCATGAGCCCGGCCGATGCCTACCGGTTCGAACGGTTCGACGACGCGCCCGATCTTGCCGAGTTTGGGGTGGACCCAGAGACACCCGGGGCACCCGAAGAGCCGATCGAAGAAACCGCGCCCGAGCTGGACGACGAAACCCGGGCCGACATCCAGGCACAAGCCGACGCGCTTGCGGAGATGCTCACGGACGACGATCCGGACGACGAGGACGACGTACGCACAGAGGTGGGCGCCTTGCTCGACCTCCTCGGGCCGCTCCTGTCGGGCAGTCGATGACCGCGGTTCTGCCCTACGACCTCGTGACGCTCTCCGAGGGGGGCACGATCCCGGGGCGTTACGATGACATCGACCTCACCGCCACGCGCCAAATGGGACGCGCCGCAGCCCGGGGCAAAGAACTGCGGCAGAAGCACCGGCGCGGGGGCACGCGCAAGGGTCTGGCGATGGCCAACCGGATCCTCTCCGGCGACCGCATCCACCCCGACAACGTCCGGGACATGTTTGCGTTTTTCTCGCGGTTCGCTGCGGAGGCTCAACGGCAGCGCGGAACAGAGCGATGGGACACGACATCGGACAAGGTCGGGCCTCTCCGCATCGCTTGGGATTTGTGGGGCGGCGACGGCGGGCGAGCGTGGTCGAGGCGCAAACGGGATCAGCTCGACCGGGCAGACCGCGAAGAGACCCGACGCACACACGAGGCCGTGGGACCCGTTCTGCGGGCCGTCGACATTCAGGCCACCCTACCCCGCCCGGAATACTGGCGGCGATGGCTGGACGCCGTGCAGCGGCCCACGGAGCGACAGATCCGCGCGGAGTGGCGGCGAGGCCGGGCCGGCATCTTCCCGGATCAGGTCGCACGCTACAACGACCGGATCGGCCGCGTGCTCAAGGGCACCCGATCGATCCGTCGCAACGTCACTGACGAGGAGCTGCGCGCGATCCTGATGGATGACGTAGAGCTAGCCCTCTTGCGGGAGCAATTCGACGCGGAGACGGTAGAGCGAGGGGTCCGGCGGTCCTACGCGCTCGTGGCCCGGCGCCTCATGGATTCTCTCGCATTCGATCCGACGCTCGACCCGTCACGGCAGGTCATCGCGCAGATGATCACCCAGGTGCAACAGGTCACGAAGGACCGAGTAGCTAAGCTGGTCCGGGCCAGCCTCGCCGAAGGCGCGAGCATCGGCGACCTCCAGCGCGCGCTTCAGCGAGATCACGCCTTCTCTCCGGCGCGCTCGCTCGCAATCGCCCGCACGGAAACGGCCCGCACGGTCTCCGAGGGGCAAGAGATGGCCTTCGATCAGGCGGCCGATCTTGGGGTCGTATTCATGCGGGAGTGGGTCAGCAGTCGAGACGACGCGGTCAGGCCAACACACGCCGCGCTCGATGGCGTGAAAATGCAGCCCGGCGAGCCTTTCGACACCGACACGGGCGCGTCAGGGCTCGGGCCGGGTCAATTCAACGTCCCGGGTGAAGACATCAATTGCCGGTGCGTTGTGCGACCGGTGGACATCCAAGGATGAGCAAATGAGCAACGGACACAGCCCGATCTACATCACGACCACCCCGGCCGATGTCGTGCGACGTTGGATCGGCGAGGCCGCCCGGGATGGCCTCGACGGCTACCTCGTGCAACGCATGGCTGAGGGCATCGGGGGCACTACAGGCGACGTGCACGCCATTGCGCAAGCCTCCGCGCCGCATCTCGATCAGCTCCTCGACGGCGAGATCGTGCAACGTCTCGCAGGCTCCGTGGGTGCCTCGCCTCTCGCGCTGTCGTACCGCACCGTCCTACGCTACGACCTCGCCGGGATGCAGGAAGAGGAAGAGGAAGAGCGCGCCGACGACGACGAAAAAAAGCGCCCAGGCTACCGTTTCGTCATGTCCGATGCCGAGCCCGACCGGGCCGACGACATCGTTGAGCAGACTTGGAACCTCTCCGAGTTCAAGCAAAACCCCGTGGCACCCTACAATCACGATTACTCCGCGCCCCCGATCGGCCGATGGGAAAACGTGCGGGCATCGGGTGGAGTGCTCCGCGGGACGCTGATCCCGTCCCCCGTCGAGAGCTACCCGCTGTCGTTGACGGTGGCCGCGCTCCTTGAGCAACGGGTACTCCGTACCGTCTCCGTGGGATTCCGCCCGGCCGCGGTCATCGCCCGGTCCTCTCTGCCCGAGGAAGACACCCGCTACTCGCCGCGCGGCGCTGTCTACGTCCGTCCGCGGCTGATGGAGGCATCGGTCACCCCGATGCCCATGAATCCCCGGGCCGCTCTCGCGCGGTCCATCCAAGCCGCCCCCGAGCCCGTCGCACGGTCGATCCGGGTCGAGGCGATGCCGTGGGGAGAGGCCGCGGCCGATCCCGATCTCGGCGGATTCCCCTGGTCTTGACATACTCACCCGCTCATGTTCCGTGATAGAACATGAGCACCGCCCATGCTGGGCACATCACCACAACCGGAGCACCAACCATGCCCCAGACTCAAGCCGAGTGGACCGCCTTTGCGGCCTCCACCGCCACAAAGGCCCAGCAACTCGCCGAAAAGGTCGAGAAGGGCGAACGCAACACAGCCGAACAGAGCGAGCAGATCGCACGGATGGCCGATGACCTCCGCACCGTCCGCCAAGAGCTGGCAGAGGCGAAGGCCGCGGCGCATGACCCGATGGCCACGATCGGCGGCACCGACAAGGATCTGTGTCAGCGGTTCATCGACACGGACGGCCGCGTGTTCCTCAAGGGTCACGACAGCGACGATCCGGCGCTCTTCCGCTCGGACAGCAACGGTCTTCTGGCTACCCAGCCGATCAACGACGCACACCGCAACCTGATCGAAGCAACAGAGGCCCTCTACGTGGTCGCCGTCGCTCGCCACGGCCGGGACGCATTCGACCACCGCGGCCAGGGCTACCGGGCCGACGTGGTCCGCAAGGAGACGAAGGCGTGGAACCGCGTTCAGCGCGCATGGTCCCGTATGCCCGCCCCCATCCGCCGGGCATGGGACGATCAGAACGGAAGCGGTGGCGAGTTCATCCC